TAAATTTGATTACGTTATTATTACACAAACTATAAAACAAACTATACTAAAATAATTATATAGAAACTTCTTAATATATAGAAGGGTAAATTTTACACTTAAACTTAATCTAACTATATACCACAATGAGTAGAAGAGAACGAAACCAATTAGCTAAGGAATATCCTGTTGTCGATGATTTTAAAAAAGCGTTTAAGAAACTAAACTCTGGTGTAAAGGTAGATCAAATCAAGGGATTTGATAGACGGGTTAGAGGCAGTCCTATAATGATGTGCATGGTTGAGGTCGCTCAAAAATTAAAAGACCTACCAGGCGAAGAAGCGGGTGAGATCAAGCGAGCGTGGTCAATCTGCCGCGGATACCAAATTGGCGAGAAAGGCTACAAAGAAAAGATAAAGCAGCTAGAAGCGGAGAATGCTTCCCTAAAAGAGGAACTCCAAGAGGCCAAAGACCTCCTCAAGTGGTATGGTTAATCAAATCCTAGCTCCTCGTAGGCGGCCTGAACTTTAATGAATTCTTCATGACTTCCTATCCTCTTGTGATGATGACTTTTTTATGTTAAAGACTGGATGGATCTCATCAGACTGACGACTATAATTTCTTTCTCTTGGAGAATAAGGTTCTCTATATCTCTTTGGTTTTTCATGATACTCATCGCCTAGAGGTGGCGGTGGTTTCCCATCATAATAAAAACTTCTACAATTAAAATAACTAGATTCTTCCCAAGCCATCCTGAATAATTATATTACAGATTTTAAATTTAAGTTTATTAATTTCTTGTTAATTTAATGTATCCTCCTCTAATATGATCTGATGTTGTAGTTGTATTAATTCTAATCAATAACAATTTATCGCTAGCTGCCGCCATACTTGATGAAAAAGTTTGTTCGCTATTAGTTGTTCCTGCGTAAAGTGAAGCATAGGCAGTTGCTCCATAAGTCGTAAAACTCTCATAATTTATTGCACGGGTGATTGGCGCTCCTGAAGAGTTAGTGGCATCGATACGGGCAGCGACCGCTGTAAATCCATTCGGAATAACCATAAATCCACAAACTTCTATTGATGAATTTAATATTCTTAAACTGCCGTGTATCTTACTTGATAAATCATCTTCTACTCCAATATTATAAAAACTACTATCATCATCAGGCATAAAAATAGAAAGATTGATTGTCTGCCTGATATCTCCTGATACCTCAAAACAATCAGGTGGTAGGGGCATGATATTTGTTGATGAAGATAAATCGAGGTTAGTTGCTATCGTAGGTGTATTAGGATAATTTGACCCAGTTAAATTAGTAGCAGCACCATTATTTAAAAAAGTTATTCCTGTTTGTGTTGTTATACTTGTGTCTAAATTTATAGTATCAGGATTGGTTGATGTATCAATTGATATATTAGTTCCACCTTGATAAGTAGTATCTGTATCTGTTGCTCTAATTGTTATTGGTTCAGATCCGTCATACGTAGTCGCTGCTGCGCCATCATCAGTATTGGTAAAAATAATATTAGTTGATGCGGTCATGACATTAGGCACTTTTAATGCATTAATAGTATCAGGATTGGTTGATGTATCTATACTTATAGTTGATGAACCTTGATAAGTAGTATCTGTATTTGTCGATGATATTGTAATCGCCGCTGATCCATCATAAGTAGTACCCGCGGAAAAAGATACATTCGTGCCTGAAGTTAGTGCGTTTGGGACTTTTAATACTTGATTTTGTTGTCCTGTTCCACCAGTATTATTTATAGTAGTTCCATCATTATCTGTAATTACCTCTGTTCCACCTGCGACAGATATACCATTGCCACCAGTTATAGTTAGACCAGCTGCGTTAATAGTATCTGGTGTTGCTCCATCAAAACTCGCATTACCAGACGCTAATGATAAATTTGTTCCCATAGTTAGAGCACCAGGTAGAGTTGCTGAATTTGTTCCCCATGCTGCCGCCTGTTGCGCTCCATTACTTATTATCACTTGTCCAGGCGTGCCAGAATCAAGGTTATTGCCTAGATAGAACTGACCAGCATTCTGTATACTTGTTGCAGAGATCTGTGTTAATCCATTGATCGACGCCATAATATATAATTAAATATATTTTAATTTTAGTCTATAAATAAACTTAATATTAATTTTTCAGGCACTCTGTATCTATCTAATTTATTTGTACCTGAACCATAATCGGTAGTTTGTTTTCTTACTGCCTGTTGTTTTTCTGTATTACCACAATTAGTTTTATGAAGATGTCTGTTGCCATTATCGATTAAAATCATATTACCACAAGAACCACTTTTATCACATAATTTATTATCCCAGTCGATTTTATTAGTCCATATACGAGTCCTTTTTCTATATCCCCAATCTGAATACATACAATAATCAACAAGATAAAAAGGTTTATCTTTCATAAAAGGTCTATCTTTCATACGAGAAGTAGCAGGATTTTCTACACACCATAATTCAGGGTTAAAGTATTCTATTATCTCAAAAGTTTTTAATACTAATCTATCGTCCTCATTCATCTCTTTCTCTTGTAGTTCTTTCGTATATATTTCACCTTTTCTCATTCTACCTAACCAACCATCCTGTAATTTAGAGTAATTAGTGCAAGGAGGAGACGCCCATACTATACTGAAATAATCTTTTGGGTATTGTTTATAGTCAAAATCCATAATATCGCATTCGTGTGTAGCAGGCAATTCTAGATCAACTGATACTACGTCCCAACCTAGTTGATGACATACTTTACCAACACTACCAGTTCCAGAAAATAATTCTAATACATTCATTATAGGATATCTTATATTATTAATTTAGATTTCTAATAAGTGTAATTATTACACTTATAGTGAAACAAACTATATCAAAACAATTATATAGAAACTTATAAATATACATTAGTGTAAATATTACACTTCTATTCTATTAACTGCAACTTCATAAATTTCTGGGTCTTTCTCAATACCTATAAAATTTCTATTCATATTCTTTGCTGCCACACCCGTCGAACCTGACCCCATAGTTGGGTCTAGTATAACATCACCCTCTTTGCTATAATATTTAAATATCCACTCCATCAGTGCTACTGGTTTCTCTGTTGAGTGGTATTTGCCTTTCTTTGTTGATTTTATCTCTAACATAGAGTCTGGTAGTGGCGGATCATAAGCACTATCACTTTCACCTTTGGCATAATTTTCTCTTCTTAATTTATTGCGTTTTTCATTATCAGACACGTATTCTGGTGCTTTTAAATTGCCGTACATCCCATTATACTCTTCTTTAACAACTGAATTAGGTAGTGGCGGGTCGTATTGACCCACTTGTCCGTTGGGGCATCTCTTTATTTTCCCATAAGTTTCAGCATTACTTTCTTCTGCTGTATTTTCTTTATGTTTTATAAATTTATGTCGATGACTAGATAGATCATAAAAAGGCAGTTTCTCATAAAATACATACACCATCTCATGCTTTCTCATAGGCATCTTTTTAGCTGATAAGAACCCTGCTGGCGCTGATTTGACCCAGACTAGGTCATAACGAAACTGACACTTTTTAGGCGCTGAATTGATTAATGATGCACCAAATTTAGTTGTAGTAGTCATAAATATAGGCGTGTGTAATTTCTTAACCCTCATTATTTCTATCCAAAATTTATCCAGATCAATGGGGCAGTCCCACTTACAAGACGTCTGTCCATAAGGCAGATCACAGAATACTAAATCAACACTATCATCATCAATACCTTTTAATTCTTCTAGACAATCTCCATGAAGTAGAATACTCATAATATAAGATATCTTATAAATTTAATCAAAGTAAATAACGAATTTTCCACGCTTAATCGTCATCTCAAATTTAGGTGGTGCTTTCGGTTTATAGTAGTAATACTTGCCTCCTTTGCCATAATGACTTTTATTCTTCTTGTAGTATTCTCTCATTCTTATACTATATTCTTACATAATAAATTTTTTTAGAAAACGCAAAAAATTATCTAAACTTATAGTAAAATCATGGAAGACATCGAAAAAGAACTAGAAGAAAAATCTATTGAGAGGTCTGTTGATGTATTTGATAATGGGGTATTAATTATTGATAAAGAAGAGGAACCAGCACCAGCCGCGGAGCGACCACCAGAACTGGTCATAGAACCTGTTGATGAAATCAAAGAAGAGACGCCTAAACAAGTAGAGGTAGTTAAGAAATCAAAGAAGGTGCGATCTCAAAAGCAGATTGAGGCGTTTGAGAAGGCAAGAAAAAAGAGGGCAGAAATACTTGCCGAGAAAAAGAAAAACAAAGAGGCAGAGAAAGAACAGAAAAAAGAAGAGAAGAAAGCATTAAAGAAGGGATTGCCTCCACCTGTCGCTACTAGGGACGTAGATTTAATTAAACCAATGAGTCAGGGTGCGCCGCCAGCGCCCAATCCAGATAAGGGTAGAGACCAGGTCATACAAAATCATTATTATTACTATGGCGTGCCACCACCATCCGATCATCATGCTACTCCAAAGAGAAAAAAGAAGAAATCTAAACGTCCACCCACACCATCGTCTAGTGAGAGTGAAAGCAGTGATGAAGAAGAAGAAGTAGAGCGCATACCTCATCAGCGACAGCAGCAGCAGTATTATGAAGTACCTAAACCTCAATACAAATTTAGTTATGCTTAAAATTTTTTATTCTATTATATATTATAATGACTTCTATAGAGGAGAAAGAATATGACAAGAAGATTACGATTAGTGCTACAAAGTTTAGTTGCGATGATATTGATGATAGTATACCTGCGCCTCTGCCAAAAAAGGGAGGTTTTGCAATGCTTATTGTGGGCAGACCAGGATACGGCAAGACTAGTCTTATAAATAGTCTTGTTTGTAAATCAGGCAAAAACTTTAATAGAAAGTTTGATAAAGTATTTATCTGGTCGCCGTCTATGATAACTATGGAGGGTAATCCATACGAGTTGATTCCAGATGACCAGAAGTTCGAGGAGGCAACACTAGAAAATATACAGGGTGTTCTTGATGAAATTAAAGATACAGGAGA